TCAAATGCGCAAACCCTTGATGAGATCGAAGACGCAATCCGCAAAGCCAAGGACATTGATACGGTTCGGATCCTAAAAGAAAAGGTAATGGCTCTGAAAGGCATCGTGGCAGTTCAGCAAGAAACCCGCGAGCTTGTGCCGTCTGGGGAGGTTCGGGAATCGATGACAGCGGTTTATTCGGTGGTCCGAGCTGAGATGCTTAAGCTTACATCTGATCTACCTCCACAGATATCTGGATTGGGAGAGGCTAAGATCCAATCGATTTTGAGAACCGCAATCGTTGATATTCTCACCCGTTTATCCGATTCACAATCCAAGCTTTTTACGCATGAAGACAGCAAATGAATCTGTGCTTGAGGGATTGAGCGCCGGATTACGGCCGCCATCCGATCTTCCGCCTTGGAAATGGGCATCACAAAACGTGAGGATTTCAAACTCTGAGCGATCATCCAAATTCGATCCCGATCAAACTCCTTGGTGGAAAGGTCCAATGTCATGTGCCAGCGATTCTGAGACTCGGCAGGTAATTGTTCTGGCTCCAACCGGCTCAGGCAAATCAACAATGGCTGAGGCTTTAATCCCTTACATTGTAAGCGAAGACCCCGGACCGCTGCTTTATGCGTCACAAACAGACAACGACGCAAAGTTTTGGGCAGAGACGCGCCTAAAGCCAGCAATGAAATCTTGCAAACAACTTGCATCATTGTGGCCGGAAGATAGGCACGCAAGCCGTAAGCTGGAGATTATATTTCCGCACATGCCAATTACAATGGGCGGGGCAAACATCTCAAACTTCCAAGAGAAATCCGTCAGATGGCTTTATGGGGATGAGGTTTGGGCATGGGCGCCAGGATTAATCAGAGAGTTTTTAGCTCGGCATCATAACCGCTGGAATCGTAAAGTTTATCTTGTATCACAGGCTGGAATTGTTGACGGCGATCTTCACCATGAATGGAAAAAGACTGATCAGGCTGAGTTTTCTTGGAAATGTGAATGTGGAGATGCCCAGCCATTTAGCTTTGAATGGATCAAATTTGATACGATTACGCGAGAAGATGGGAGCATTGATGACCAAGCATCAGCCGAAACAGCCAGAATGCGCTGCCGAGGATGCGCAAAAGAATACCCGAACAACATCCAAACGCGTAGAATGTTATCAGATTCCAATATGGATAACGGTGGATTAGGCTATATTTCGACAAATCCGATAGGTCTGCGTGATTGCAGAGGATTCCACGTGGATTCATTGGCAATCTGGTGGATATCATGGTCGCAAGAAGTTCTTGAATTCTTGGAAGCTTCGCGGCTGGCAAAGCAAGGAGTCACGGACAAGCTAAGGCAATGGAAGCAAAAGCGCCGCGCCCAGTTTTGGTCCGATGACATGGCTGACTCGGAGATATTGATCACACGTAACGGTTACACCAAAATGGATCACGAAGACGGCAAGCCAATCGAAGGCGAGGTCCGTCGGTTTGCTACGATCGATGCCGGCGGGGATCATTACTGGGCAATTATTTCATCATGGCGCCAAGGTGGACAATGCCGCATATTGTGGGAAGGATATATTCCATCTGATGGTGGAGATGAAGCTGATCTGGCCGCAATTATCACCCGTTACAATGTCCCACCGCCGCAAACATTTATCGATATTGGATACGAGCAAGACCGCATTTTAGACCTTTGTGTTAAGCATGGATGGACAGGCATTAAGGGTGAAGGCAACAAGCGATTTTTCACCCATAACGGTCAAAACGGGAAGACTATTGAGAAACTTTATTCGCCAATTAAGCGGGCAAGGGCTAAGTCAGGCGGGGTGGCTAGGTTTATATTCCTAGCCTCAAATCCAATCAAAGACATTCTTGCTCGCATGATGCAAGCTGGCGACCAGATCGAAATACCTGCCGACGTATCAAAGCCGTTTGAAAATCACATGAAATGCGAAAGACGCACATTGGAAAAGCATCCAAAGACCGGCGAGGAAAAGTCAGTTTGGATCCGACCAGGTTCTAAAGCTAACCACTTGTGGGACTGCTTGTGTTACGCGGTTGCAGCTGCATTAGCGTTTCGGGTCTTCGATGAAACTGAAGACGTTTGACTTTCGCGCCCTATACCGAATAACTCCACCGATGAACTTAGCAACCGAGGCAAACGCTCATTACATGGCGCACAAGGACGATGCCATCGCTTGTGCTGCAATCCGTAAAGAGGCGGCAGCGCTCGGATTGTCTATCCTTATTGATGCAAACGCTGGAGCTACAATCACAAGCGCAACCGTTAACGGGCAATCGTTTTCTTCAACTGGAGCGATGAAACAATCGGACAGACTTCGATTATTGCGTGAGATTGTCCGTAGACTTGATCACGGCAGAACAATCTCTAGCTACCAACAAATCCACTTCTGAACCAATGGCATCATCTGTAATCCTTAACGAGTTTGGCACTCCATACCAACACGCTCACGCAGCATCTCGAAACTCAGCGCGTGGTCCGCAGTATTCGCAGCGCATCGATGATATTGATAAGCTTATTCCGTCAAATGACAGGAGAACACTTGCAGCTTTATCGTCTCGGCTATACGTCAATATTGGCGTATTGAAAGCATGCGTTGACCAGAAAGCAGACTATTCTGTTGGTGAGGCTTGGCTGCCATCCTATGTCGGAAGCACGGACATGGAAGACGGTAAAAGCGCTGCCAAATTCCTTCAAAACGTATTTCTCCCATCCTGCGACGTTCGCGGTGGCATTTACGACTGGTGGAAAATGCTTGAGTTGGCATCAATCGCAATGGATCGAGATGGTGACGTTTTTATCTTGATGATTAAAGGTGATGACGGGTTTCCTCGATTGCAAATCATACCTGGCCATCGAGTTTATTCGATAAATTCGGAAATTGTTGATACTGGTAAATACGCTGGATACAAGATCCGCGATGGCGTGATTTACTACCGTGGCGGAAGACCTGCCGCTTATCGGGTATATGAAGGCAATTACCTGACAAGCAAGTATCAAGATATCCCAGCTTCGGATATTATCCATCTTTTTGACCCTACATTTTCGGAAGCTGGTCGCGGACTTCCTGCATTTACCCATGCACTTGAAGACTTAAAAACATGTTTGGCATCAACTGAAGATGAGCGGGTGAGGCAAATGATTATCAGCCGTTTGCACCTGACAGTCTTTAACGAATCTGGATCGCCTGATCTTGATGACCCAATGACAACGCTTGACAATAGCGTCACAAACGCGCCGGCAGCATTCTCAACCAAACAATTTCCAGGCGGCGTAATGTATTTGCCAGCTGAAGGCAATCAGCGCATTGAGCAAATGAAACACGATAACCCCGGACCAGTCTGGGAAGCGTTTCAAGATCGACTGATTCGCATGGCGGTTGTCGGAGCCGGATGGTCTTTGTCTTTGGTATGGAAGCCAACAGGACAAGGCACGGCTGAACGGGCTGAGATTGTCAAAGCCCGTCGCGCTATCGTAAAACGTCAGGGCATCTTGTTTTATGCGGCTCGCCGGATTATATCTTGGGCATACGCTAACTTTGCTGAAAACAATCGTGTTCCAATTGTTGACAGTCCAACCGCGTGGGACTTCTCGCGCCCACCCCGCCTATCTGTTGATGACGGCAGGGAATCCAAACTAGAATTGTCAGAACTGGTGACAGGATCACGCAACTTATCCGAAGTTCTTGAAGCTAGAGGTTTGACCGAAGATGAATTTTTAATGAAACGGGCTTGGTCCGTGGCAAATCGTAAAGCAATCGCAGCGATTGTATCACAAGAGGCATCTGCTAAATACGGAGTCGAAATCGAAATTGAAGACCGTGAAATGTTTATGCAGACGCCAAACGAAATGGCAAAACCTGAAGGGCCAGAAGAACCTGATCACTCAGAAGAAAAAATTACAAAATCCCAAACAACTGAAGAAGATGAATCTGACAACGATTGAAAACAAGTCTGGAAAGGTCAAACTGACCGAGGACATTAACCAATTCTCCGTTGAGAAACTCACTGAGGATATCGGCAAACTATTCGGCGCATCTGCATATGCATCTGGGGCTGACTTTGGAGAGATCACTAATTGCGCCGAAAACGCGATCGAAACGCTTGAGATTGAAATTAACTCCCCAGGCGGAAGCATCTTTGACGGCTATACAGTCTATCAAGAAATCAAATCGCTCCAAGAACGCGGCGTCTATGTCACTGCTACCGTAACCGGAATGGCAGCAAGCATGGCAAGCGTGATCTGCATGGCATGTAACGAAGTCCGGATGGTTCCGCATGGTCGCATGATGATTCATGAGGCATCGCAAGGAGTCAGAGGCAACGCGGAAGAACTTCGTAAAGCCGCTGATTTGCTTGATGGATTATCGCAGAACATCGCTGAGATTTACGCCGGCAAGACTGGCAAAGATGTTGAAGATATCCGCGAAATGATGAAGCAAGAAACATGGATGAATGCCAATCAATCATTAGAATATGGCTTCATTGATTCGATTCTTGACATTCGATCAGCATCTCCTAAAAATACCCAGCATACCAATAATCCAATGTCAATTCTTTCAAAACTATTTCCGGGCAACGATGAAATTTCCAAGCTTGAAGCATCGATCGCTGAAAACGAATATATCCGCACGGAGCTTGAAATCGCTCAAAACAAGATTCAAGAATTGTCTGGATTGTCAGCGATTATCCTTGAACTAGAAGAATCCAAAGCCAAAGCCGAGGCATCACTTGCCGAAGCCCAAGCAAGCATTATTGCCAAGGACGCCGAGATCGAAGAAGTTAAAGCTTCAATCCCAGCTGCAATTACCGAATCTCTCGCAGCAATCGGTCAACCGGAAGCAATCGAAACAAACGAAGAAGCATCTGCTGAAATCGATCACATTAAAGAACTTTCCAATCTCAAAGGCTCAGCAAGAACCGCATACTACAATGCCAATCAAGCCGAGATCAAAAAACAACTCAAAAAATAATCTCAACTAATTAATCAAATGGCTACCATTTCATTCAACGATACAATCTTTGCACAAGAAGCCCTCAAAGCTTTTACCGCAAAGCTCGCCCCGCTCCGCGCATTTTCCCGTTCGCTTGACGACTCGGCAAGAGGCAAAGGTGACGCAATTGTGGTTCCTTTCATCTCCGCGATGACCGCAACCACTTTCAACAGCTCAACTGCCAACTATCAAAGTGGCGGTGGTGCAATCACCCATAACACGGTCAACCTCAATCAGCACAACATCGTCACTTTCGACATCACCGACCTCCAGAACGCAAGCAGCTCTGGCGCACGTTTTGATGAACTTGCAATGCAAGCTGGCCGCGCACTTGGTCAAAAAGTTCTGGAAAACATCTGGAAACTGATCACCACGACCAATTTTGGAGCCGCTTCGGTGACGACCTCGGAATCCAGCTATGGCTTGGCACAACTCATCGCACTCCGCGCTGTTCTTGCCGGTCGCAACGTGGACGTCGATCCTGGCGTTTGCTCTTTCATCCACAACACCGTCGTCGGTGCATCGCTCCTTGGTTCCACCAACGTGCTGCAAGCCTACGCAATGGGTGACAACCAAGCCGCACGTCAAGGCACGCTTGGTCAGCTTGTCGGTTTCCCAACTTACGAAACCAACATCCTGCCAACCGCTTCGACTTCCCTTGTCTGCTTCGCCGCTCATCCTGATGCAATCAGCGTTGCAATGCGCTATCTTGAGCCGCAAGCCGGTTCCGAGTATCTCGCAGTCGAGCGCGCAGCCGATCCATCCGGAATCGTGATGGGTTATCGCCGCAGCTTCGACCAAGCAACCGGTCAAATGTTCGGCGCTTTCGAGTGTCTTTACGGAACTGCAACTGGTTTGACTCTCGGACTCGCATTCGGAACGAAACCATAAGTTTTTTTGGTGTAGTTTATTGTTCGGAAAACACCGGCCCTTAAAAAAGGTCGGTGTTTTTTTTGTTGTCAAAAAAAATAAAGGACAACATATTCAATTCAGACATATGAAAAAAGATACAATCTCGCTTTCCGTGATAACCGGAAATTGCGAAAACTATATTGAAAGGTTTCTTGATAAATTCCAACATCACTTTGATGAGGTTATTATCGTCCGGGCAATCGGCAATCAAGAACCAGACCGAACACTTGAGATTGCGCAAAGTCGCGGCTGCATAACTGGTGAGTATTTCAATAAAATCGGACATTGGAACCACGTTGACGATTTCGGTGCAGCTCGAAACGTATCGGCAAACCTTGCAACCGGCGACTGGATCATGTGGGCCGATACCGATGACATTATGACAGATGACTCAGGCGAGCAAATACGGCGCTTGATTTCCGATATCAACGATAAAGACGTGGACGGCGTCTTGATGCGATACGTCGTGCCGGAGGATAATATCATAAACTGGAGAGAAAGGATATGGCGCAAAGGATCTGCCATGTGGGAACATCCGGTGCATGAATGTTTGAAATTTAACGAAGGCACGAATCATATGAGGTTTGACGGTGCCGAGATTATCCACGCCAGCGAAAAACGCAGCGCATCAAGGGACGAACGGAATCTCAGGATCCTCGAATCGATACCGAAAAAAGAACGAACCGTTTCGCAAAAATTCCACACATTCCAAAGTTTGATTGCATTGGATCGGAATGATGAGGCAATTCAGTCCGCACTTGAGTTTGTGCAATCCGAAGGAGTTGGCAGAAATGAGCTTTACGAGGCTTATTTCCAACTTGCCAGACTTGCCTATGATGATGACAGCAAAAAACAAATGCTTTTGGCAGCACTTGCAACAGATCCAAGCCGGCGCGAGGCATACGGCGAGCTTGGTTTGGCATCGACAATTTCCGACGCACATTCAGCGCTTGGCTGGACCGAGGCAATGCTGGGGCTAGAGATGCCTCCAGAGCCTCCGTGGAATCTCCGTAGACCTTATTATGGTTCACTCGGCATCGGGCTGCGTGGCATGGCTTTACGCGCAAACAACCGCCGAGAGGAAGCCGACGCAATCGAAACCAATCATTTCATTCGGAACGGCGCAAAAATATCACTTCTTCACGCAACCAGAGGACGACCAGCGCAAGCCTGGCGATCAAGAATGGAATGGCTGAGATCTGCAACCAATCCAGATTCAATTGAGCATATCTTTGCTATTGATGTTGACGATGTGGATTCATACCCACTGACCAACGCTAGATGCGTCATCAGCACGCACAACTCGGGCTGCGTCGGAGCATGGAACGCAGCGGCCCAAGCATGCAAGGGAGAGATACTGATTCAACTCAGCGACGACTGGAGACCATTCCAAGGCTGGGACGAAGCGATTATTCAAGCTATCGGCGACACATCGAAGCCTAAAGTTTTGGCAATTTCTGACGGTTTTAGAAAAGATGACCTGCTTTGTATGGCAATTATCACTTGCGCACGTTACATCGAGCAGGGGCATTTCTTTCATCCAGAATTCTTCTCAATGTTCTCTGACAACTGGTTTTCATACAAAGCGGCGCAAGATGGCGTGATTATTGACGCAAGAAAGCACATTGTTTTTGAGCATGTTCACCCGGCATTCGGGAAAGCAGAGTCAGACCAGACCTATGAGCGCAGCAATGATCAATATCATTATCTGACCGGGCAGGGCATCTTTAATCGCTTAGTTTCATCAACTCCTGTATCGACTGATATTCACGGATGGTTCGACTTCCGAGACGTTTATGATTACGTCGCAAAAACAATCCCAGAATGCGGGCAGTTTGTCGAGGTCGGGGCTTGGAAAGGTAAAAGCGCGGTGTATCTTGCGGACAGGCTGGAGGATATCAACAAGCCGATCAAATTTTCTGTCGTTGATACATTCAAAGGCGATGACGAAACTGGCAGAATTGACGTGTTGGATGAGTTCAAAAACAACCGAGGATCACGCGAAATTTCGATCATTGAGGGAGACAGCGCAGGATCGGCGGCACAATTCGCTGACGATTCGCTTGACGGCGTTTTCATCGATGCTGCGCATGATTACGTAAGCGCCAAGCGCGATATCGAGGCGTGGTTACCAAAGGTCAAAAAAGGCGGATTCTTTGGCGGCCACGATGCTGACTCGCCAGGCGTGTCAAAAGCATTGGAATCACTAGGCATTAAATACAATATGATCGGCAGATGCTGGATCAAACAACCTGAAAAACCATGAGTCACAAAGGAAGCTGGAGCCGAGTTAAAGATACAAAAGCGTGGGATGAATGCCCACTTTGGAAAAACAAAGAAAATAAAAAACAAAATGAAGCTATCAATACTGACGCCGACCATTCCGAACAGGGAAAAACAAGTCAAAGCACTAAGCGAAAAACTGGCAAAGCAGATCGGTGATCTACCCATTGAACATCTTATCTTAAGTGACAACCGCACCCGCAGTATCGGGGAAAAGCGGCAATCATTGGTTGATATAGCCAACGGCGAATATATTGCGTTTTGCGATGACGATGACGACGTATCTGATGATTACGTTTTGGAAATATTGAAAGCCATTGAGACAAGAGCCGATGTCATCACGTTCAATCAGAAAGCGATCTACAACGGGCTGGAAAGCGTGGTGAATTTCGGTATTAAAAACCAAGACGGTCAGTTTAACCCCGGCGGCATCACCCTCCGCGGACCGTGGCACATATGTGCTTGGAATCGCCAAAAGGTCAAAGGCTGCGTTTTTGGGTTCAGTAATTACGGCGAGGATTTAGTTTGGTGCCATCAAGCCAGAAAGCGGGTTAAGACTGGTCATCACATCAACAAGGTGTTGCATACTTACATACACGACGCAGCCACAACAGCGGCTCCAGAGCAAGTTTGACTTTCGCGGTGCATCTTTAATGGTTTAAGTATGTCTTTGGTATCCGCATTCGCCACGGCCGCGCATTCACAAGCCGCTACAACGATCGGTCAGGAGTCAATCACGATCGGATCAAGTTCTATTTTGTCCGTGCTTAATGAGATTGCGGATTCCAATGACTATTCCGAGGGCGGGTTTGAAAGAATCAAATTACTTTCTGCGGTATGTCTCACATCAGATCTCCCCACGGAATCCATCTTGAAGAAAGCTGCTACCGCTAGGGGTGAGTCTTTCCGTGTTTCGGCAATATCAAAAGGCGCTACATTTTCAACGATTACATTGGAACAATCGCAAAAAGCATGATTTCTGGACAATTCGACAGACCCAAGCTTGAGAAATCGCTAAAAAGATTCGCCAGGTCATTTGGAGATAACAATGCACAAGCGATTGCCCGGTGGGGTGTGCAAGTATGCCGGGAGCTGGCCTTTGAAACTCAGCCATACGGCAAAGCTAAAACCAAGCAAACGCAACAAGGCGCAATTATTAAAGACGCTTACAACGTAATACTTATCAAAGAAAAAGTAGGCAAAAGCGACAAAAAAGCACTTAGATCGCCAGACGAAGTAAATGGTTGGATTGAATCAAACCGCACAAGAAGAAACAAACGGACTGCAAAACTTCCGATTTCAGAAAGGCGAGTTTGCACCAAGACTGTGTTTAACAAAGCGATGAAAACCAGACTGGCTAAAGCAGGTATGGCAAAAGGAGCATGGATCGGAACTGGGCAAGAAATTTCAAGTTACCAGACCGGTGGCGAGAAAATCACCATTGGCAAAACATTTTTATCATGGACCCAGAAGCATACATCTATGGGCGCAGCTACAAAGCCAATGCCAGGTTTCTTCTCGTCAACCAGACTGACAAACAAATCCGCACATTCGGCATCTCCATACGTTCTTTCTGATGCAAAATCAAAGAAAGCTATTGATTGGGGGCTTAAAAAAACGGTCAAATGGTATCAAAAAACATTGAAGGCACAAGATAACGCACAAAAAGTATGAATTTAAACGAATCATTCCGAGATTGGATCACTTTCAATTTAAAAGACTATCCGAATCTTCAAGATGTAAGCCTAGTAACGATGGGAGAAACTGAAGATCTCAGCCCGCCGTTCTTTGCTATTTACGAGACTTCATCAAGCATGGTGGAACAAAACGGAGTCGTTTTGTATGGAGTCACTGAATTTGAGCTGACGTGCGAGCTGCATACCGTTCCGGTTGATGATAACGAAGGCGGGACAGACGCAGAAACCGAGCGCCAATATCGGCGTGATTTCTACGATATTGTCGGGGACAGGATGGCGATCAACTGGATGAGCGGCCGCAATAGTTGGACGATATTTGACATTCGCCTCTCATCGCCTACAACCGAACCAAATGAAGGAAGACGCATTTCACGGTTTACAATTACCGTAATTGCCTCCCCAATTTAACTTTTAAAGCCATGTCACAAGCCACTGTATATGCAACCGCTCAATTCGGACTTGCCTCCGATGTAACCGCAACCGGTCTTTTTGTCGGCACGGTTTCCTTCTCTAATAGCTCCGAAACCGCTACTGCTCCAGATCATATCGGATGCGACGTGGGTCTTGCTGTTTACAATTTCAAAAAGGACGTGTCTGTTGATGGCATCGTGGCATCTAAAGCTACAAATCTTGTTGGTAATATTGGTTCCACAATCACTTTGGCAAATACGACTTATAGCGGCCGCACTAGGCTGGCTGAACAATTCAGCGGATCATCTGCATCTGGTGCCGCTATCATTATCACCGGAGGAGAAACCAGCGGAACAGCAACTGGCTTTGAAACTGGAAGTCTGACCGGAATTTACGCACCATTTGTTGCAGCTGGATCCCCAGTAGTTCTGACCTGATATTGATTTTATGAAAGGAGAAAGCTCACATCAAACTGGAGATATTAATCTTGCAGCCGCTTTAATGGCTTGCGAAATATCGTTAACCAAGGAATGCCCAGTCAGACTTATTGAGTCTGTAAATTCAAAGCCATACGCAGCGTTTTCGTTGGCTCAATACTCAACCGATGGTTTTAATATTACGGAATCGCTTATGGAGTATTGGTCAACTTCAAAAGGAATTCCGATGGATCACCCGTTTGCTTTGATTTGCTCTTTTATTAAAGGTAGACCACCGGGTAAACTAAGCACATCTGACTGGATGGATTACGCCATTGATTATTTAAATGCAAGCGGCGTCCAGCTTCCTGGTATTCGCATGGTTTCGGATATATCGATGTTTGTTGAAAGATTTCCAAGACTTCCTGAAAGCTACATTTTGGCGTTTGTCGCCAATCGATCCGTGTGCCTTGATCTTTATCACAAAGCGCGCAGGTCGGTATACATGAGCCGCGAACAATCTCACGCATTGATTGATTCAGCTTTACCTGCATGGCAACGCAACGAAATACTTTCCAGATTACAAGGATAACCACATAAAGAAATGACAAAACGAGAAGATTTACTTAGCAGAACATGGACTGGCCCGCAACTTGAGATTGGCGGAAAACCAGTAGTCATGTCGCCAGTTCGATACTCTATTTTGGAGTATTGGAAAAACTCTTTGTTTGACTCAAGCAATACATCGCAAACATCAATTAACGCGATGGGCGAATTGCTTTTGATTTGCTCGGCTACACGCGAAGAAATCAAAGAACTTAAAAGAATGACTCCAGAACAACGCGCTGAAAGGGTTGTTGATTTCATGCTGGATAACGAAAAGGATTTCTCTGAGGCATCCAACGGTATCCAAGAAAGGCTCGAATCCATTCGCGCGTCGATGGTGGAAAGCGAGTCGCCGGGAAAGGAGGAAGCGCAAGCCCATGTTTTTTGACTTCAATTCAATTTTTTGCAATAAGAATGGGCTTGTCGCCAGATCATTTACTTTACGAAACCTGCATTTCCGAGGTCTTGCAACTTATCCACGCTGACGCCATCCGAAACGGGGCAAGGCTGCAATGGAAACATTATTTTGAACCATCAAAAGAAATCATTGAAGAATTTGAATCATTAATACTTAAAGAACTCCCCGATTTATGGTAGGCACAACTTTTAAACTAGCGTTTGACGCACAAGCAGTAAAACGAGGCATTGGCAGTCTCGGTGGAATGATGAAGTCATTTGGAAAACAAGTGGCTATCGGTGGATCGCGTGAAGTCGGCGTTAAGATGACTGATTTCTTAGGTCGCATGATTAGCTATCTGCCGGAAGCTGCTAAAGAAACGCTTGATTGGGCTGGCGATCTTGTAGATCTGTCCAATCAAACCAAAACATCAACTAAAGATCTCCAACTTCTTGGCGAAGCATTTCGTTTGTCTGGCATGGAGTCTGTGGATGCTGGTAAGATGATTGGAACCATGCAAAAGTCTTTGTATGCAGCCGGCACAGGCGACCAAGCTCAACAAGATGCTTTATCAGCACTTGGATTGCGACCAAGCAGTTTTCAAGGGATGGATCCAATCGAGCGCATGAAGTTAATCATCAATCAGATGAATAAACTTAAAGATACGCTTAAGCCAGGACAACTTGAAGATATTTCAAGCACAATCTTTGGAGGCAAAATCGGACTTAAAACCCTGCGAATTTTTGAGAATTTGCCAGCCACATTGGAAGAGGCATCAAGAAACCTCGGTACAATGCAGGACATGACCAAGGAGGAATTATCTGCTTTGGATAACATGGGCGACATGCTCGGACGGTTTGAGATTGAAAAGCGCGGTCTTTTGATTTCACTCATGGAAGGCATGTTTGGAAAAAACATGTCAACTGGAACCGCAATGATTAACAGTTTGGCGGGTCTTTTGCAATCTCTCAGACCGACAATGGAGAAACTCGGAGGCATTTTTAAAGGAATGCTTGAAGCACTCCCAGCTTTAATTGATAAGCTAGCTAAAGATGGACCAGCCAAAATGCTTGGTGGCGCATTTGAATCCATAGGCGAATCAATCGGAATTGGGATTAAGAAATCATTCACTAGTTCGCTAAATCCTTTTTCTATGGGAAGCGGTAAAAATACTGATGGGCAAAACAATCAAAAGCCGTTACTTAGTGAGACTGAAAAACAAACCGTTTTGCTTGAGAAGCTTGTCTATAAAAACCCAACATCTGTATTTGCATGAGCCAATCAACTTTATACGGATTTTCTCCAAACGAACTAAAGCCAGGTCCAGATTTTTCAGCTGGGGTGGATATCGGTGGCAAATGGACTGGTTCACAAACTTTTACATGCCGCAAATTTGATTTTGGTAATTCAGCAATCCAAGATAAAATCAAAGTTGGGAATTCAGCTACTACAGTGTATACAGAATTACCAGTAGAATGGGGCTTTCTTTATATTAGTTCGTGGCGGCATGAGCATCAACCTGGCGGAATAACCAAAGTATTTGTTGAATATTCTGGATCATCCGAGGATTCACCCGACCCGCGTGAACCGCAGGAAAAAGAAGAATCATATTCATTAGCCGGGAGCTTGACTGAATTGGATATGCTTGGGCATCCAAATTTTGCTGATATTTCTTTAACTGAAAGAGAGCCACTTGTCGCTCTAGCAAGAGGTACAGGAAGGCGTGATTATGCCGATCCTAATAATATTATTGTGACAGACAATAACACAGGGGAAGTTGTTGGTTTTTCTATATCAAGTGAAAAAGGATTGAAATTATACGATTTAATTTTCAACCAAGGCAAAACAACTTATCTTGCTTCACAAATTGAATGGACAGTTCAGAAGTCAAACACTGCTGGTATATCTGACGAGAATTTACAATTACTTGGATACATTGATACACCTGAAGGAAATCCACCATCATTCCCAGATCGAAACTGGTTATTTAGTTCGGCAACGCAAAACCGCACAAATGCCAACCCGAAATCAACCAAAACTTGGTCAAAAACATACACGCTTTCACCTCCAGGTGAAGAATGGGACGAAGATCTATATACTCCACCATAATGAAATCATCGATTCCAATACCTATTCCACAACGAGTAAGCCCAGGTGATACAATAACATCATCTTGGGCTAATCAAGTACGTGATTGCATTCAACGTTTGACTAATAGGAAGCAACCAGATCAACCACTTGGACAGTTTATTAAACGATTGCCATTTCAAGTTACAGCAGGTAATCAGTTACAAGCTGCACCTGGCGTTTTTTGTAATACGGAATTTGATGTAACAATCGAAACCGAACCAGCTGACGGAACTTGGTATTTCCAAGGGCTTTTAATTATTGATGATACTGATGGATCAATTGTTTCGACAACCGTTGAATGGAATCAAACCGAAGGTGTAAATACTGAAACTGATTTTTATACAACAATTGCAATTGTTGAGATTGATAATACAACCCCAACATCTCCAATTATTGTCCAATACAATTATGGAACAATTGTTGGAATTGTACATGGTGCTACCGATCAAGTTTGGAACGTGACGTTTTTCTGATGATTGATGAATATCTAGCAATAATTAAGGAAAAAAAGTATGATTTACATAGCTTTTTGCAGGAATATTGGAATCATCCGCACAGATTGACTACTATTTCGCTGTCTGGAACATTGACGCAAATTGAAGACGGAAGATTAAAAACTGGGGCTGGAACATCTACGTTTATGGATACTTACGTTTTTACTGGGTCACTATTCCCAGAAATAACTAGGAAGTTTTACGACAATGAGCCATTTAAAAGCTTTGACGGCCCAAATCCTGCCAAGGGTGAAATTACAATCTCACAAAATTGCATTTATCCGTGGAGAATGATTTCAAATGACGGGCTACCAAATGACGATGTTACAGTTGGGACTTTTACACGGGAAAGTTTTACAAGAGCAACAACTTCAGATCCTTGGATATCTGGTGGATCAAGCACATATGATTTAACTGGTAATTTTGAATGCGCTCCAATTAATGGTGGAGATGTTGTCAGTGGAGGAAGGGGTGCCGATATTGAATCAAGCAAAGCTGAAATAAATCTCAATATTTCAGTAATGGGACTTTATGAAACAGTAAAAAGATTTCCTTGGGTTGACCCTTGGGCTTCGGATACTGATGTTTTTACAGATTGGCTTGACGATTGGATAGCAAACGGAAACGCAACTTATGGAGGTGGGTTTTCCGGATCTTCCTCAATGTCTTTGGATTTTTCGTGATTGTTGACATTCGCGCCCCATCAGTTTCCCTAAACGCATGGATATCAGCAACAGCAAGGCGACCTTTGGCCTAGCGGCACTTGGCACTCCCGTCTCAACCGCAGCAACTGGAACGGT